AAGCGCATGGAGCTGAAGACGAACGGCAGCATCGACTTCTGGGCGCTTGAGGACATCGACTCGGGACGCGGCCGCTCGTACGATCGGATCGTCATCGACGAGGCCGGCTTCGCGCCGCGTCTGCTCGAGGCATGGCGCGCGTCGATGCGCGCGACGCTCGCAGACCGCAAGGGCCGCGCACTCTTCCTCGGCACGCCAAAGGGAACGGGCGACTTCCATCGGCTCTACCTCGAGGCCGAGGGAGACACGACGGGCGAGTGGCGCGCGTTTCGCATTGGCTCCGTCTCGAATCCGCACCTAGACCCGAGCGAGATCGAGGCCGCGCGACGGATGCTCCCGGCCGAAGTCTTCGCGCAGGAGTTCGAGGGCGTGCCAGCCGAGGACGGCGGCAACCCATTCGGCCTCGACGCGATCCGAGAGTGCATCGCGCCGATGCCGGATACGGCCGTCGAATGCTGGGGCGTCGACCTCGCCAAGTCGCAGGACTGGACAGTCGCGGTCGGCCTCGACGGCGAGGGCCGCGTCTGTCGGCTCGACCGATGGCAAGGCCCGTGGAGCGTCACGCGCGAGCGCCTTGCGCGAATGATCGGCGACAAGCCGGCGCAGATCGACTCGACCGGCGTCGGCGATCCGATCGTCGAGGATCTCCGCAAGGTCTGCCGGCGCGCCGAGGGCTTCAAGTTCACCTCGCAGAGCAAGCAGCAGCTGATGGAAGGCCTGCAACTTGCGATCCAAACTCGCGAGATCCGCTTCCCTGACGGTTGGTTGCGGAGCGAACTAGAGGCCTTCGGCTTCCGATACTCGGGGAGAGCCGTCTCGTACGAGGCGACGGTCGGGCACGACGACGGCGTCTGCGCTCTTGCGCTTGCCGTCCTCGCGCGAAGGCAGCGAAAGCCCCTCCTCCTGAAAGTCATCTGATGATCCTGAGCCGAATCAAGGCAGCACTCACCGCGAACCGCTGGCTCCAGTCCTCGATGCGGATCGTCTCCGGCGGCGGCGATGCCGTGCGCCAGCCGTTCTCGTATCAGGCCGCGGTCATGGCGAACCGCTCGTGGATCTACGCGGCCGCGCACCTCAACGCGCAGGCCGTCGCGAGCCAGCCGCTGCGCCTCTATGTGCGTTCCCGCGGAACGGCGGTCAAGCTCTGGAAGACGGCGCGGCCGTCGCGTGCGACCTTTGCGCGATTCGCCGGCGAGCGCGAAGACCGTCCGTCGCCCTTCGTCATGCAGAAGGCCGCAGAGTTCGGAGACGACTACGAGGTCGTGACGGAGGCGCATCCCGTCCTCGCGCTGCTCGACCAGCCAAACGCGTACACGAACGGCTACGAGGCCGCGATGCTCCGCGTCCTGTTCCAAGAGCTGACGGGGAACGCGTACCTCCATCCCGTCATCGACGCGCAGACGGGCGTGCCCGTCGAGCTCTGGTCGATGCCGTCGCAGTATGTGGAGATCGTCCCCGGAAAGACGCAGTTCATCGACGCGTACCTTTACGGCGCTTCGCGCGACCAGCGCCGGATCTTCGCGGCCGACGAGGTGATCCACTTCAAGCGCCCGAATCCCGGCGACCTGTACTACGGCCTCGGCAAGCTCGAGGCCGCATGGGGCGCGGCGACGATGAACGCGGCCGTGAAGGACATGGATCTGTCCTTCTTCCAGAACAAGGCGCGGCCCGACTACCTGCTGACGATCAAGAGCAACGCGTCGCAAGAGGAGATTGAGCGGCTCGAGGTGCAGATCGACGAGAAGCTTCGCGGCAAGGAGCGGACGGGACGCTTCCTGACCGCGACGGCCGACATCGACCTGAAGCCGATGAACTTCCCGCCGAAGGATCTCGGCGGACGCGAGGACATCGTCGAGGAGATCGCGGCCGTGTTCGGCGTGCCCGTCTCGATGCTGAAGGCGAACGACCCGACCCTCGCGAGCGCGACTGTCGGCTTCCAGTCGTGGAAGGCAATCTCTGTGCTGCCTCTGCTTCGCCTGGACGAGCAGACGCTCAACTCGCAGCTCCTCCCGCTCTTCAAAATCGAGGACGACGCGTTCCTCGCGTACGACTCGCCCGTCGTCGAGGACGAGAAGTTCGAGTTCGAGAAGCGTCGCTCGTCGGTCGCGGCCGGAATCATCACGGCGAACGAGGCGCGCAAGCTCGAAGGCCTCGAGCCTGTCTCCGACGAGATGGCCGATCGCCTGCTTATCAACGGACAGCCGCTCGGCGGCCCGGCTCCGGCCGCGCCGGCGCTTCCGTTTGGCGCTAGTATCCAGACGGATACACCTGCCCCCGCTCCGCAGCCCGAGCGCAAGGACGCGCTCGGTGACTGCGTTTCAGAGAAGATCACGACGCTCATCACCGAGGGATACGAGCAGGATCAGGCCGTCGCGATCGCCTACTCGATGTGCCGCGAGGGCAAGACGCTAGAGGACATCCTCGACGAGCGCGGCTCGGAGATGCGATCCAAGGCGCTGTCCGACATCGACACGAAGCCTCCGCAGACGGTCGCCGACAACGCGCGCCGAGCGCTCGAGGTTCGCGCGCGGAAGCCGGAGTCTCAGCGCGGGATGACCGCGGTCGGCATCGCTCGGGCGCGCGACCTCGCGAACCGCGTGGAGCTCTCCGAAGACACGATCCGCCGGATGCTCGCGTACTTCGAGCGACACGAGGTCGACAAGCAGGGCGAGACTTGGGACGACCAGGGCAAGGGCTGGCAGGCTTGGAACGGCTGGGGCGGAGATGACGGCTTCGCATGGGCGCGGAGGAAGGTCGAGCAGTTCGACCGCGAGCGCGAGCGCAAGGCCGCAGGCAAGTCCTGCGGATGCTGCGGCGACAAGCCTGCGCGCGTCTCGACGAAGCGCCTATGGTCTGATCTGGTCACGAAGGCGAGCGAGCGCGACGCCGAGCGCGAGTTCGAGAAGATCACCGAGCAGGAGCAGGAGATCGGCAAGGCCGTCTCGAAGGTGCTTGAGAAGCAGGTCGCCGAGGTCATCGCGACGATCCGCAAGGAAGGCCGGCCGACGCGCGCGACCGTGCAGAAGGTCGAGAAGATCCTCCGCGAGAGCCGCTGGAACGCGGAGCTCGTCAACGCGCTGCGGCCGTACCTCGCGGACGCTATCACGCAGGGCGTCTCGCTCGGCCTCGACACGGTCGGAAAGATGGTCACGGGAGCGCCCGACTTCACGCCGGCGCGCGACGACCTCCGCGCATACGCGCAGTCCGAGTCCGTGCGCCTCGCTCGCACGGCAGCGGCCGGAGTGAACCGCTACACCTCAGTCCGCGTCGGCGAGATCCTCGGCGACGGCATCGCGGACGGCGAGACCATCGACCAGCTCGCGAGCCGCGTGCAGGACTGGGCAGGCGAGAAGGGCGACGCCGACCGCGCGACGCGCAACCGCGCCGTCACGATCGCTCGCACCGAGGCGCAGCGCGCGACGCGCAAGGCAGAGCTTGAGGCGTGGAAGTCGACGGGCATCGTCGAAGGAAAGACCTGGCTACTCGCGCCGGATCCGTGCGAGTTTTGCGAGGCCGCGGCGAAGGCATTCGAGTCGAAGGCCGTCGGCCTCGACGACTCGTTCTACCAGAAGGGCGAGACGCTCGAGGGCGCAGACGGCGGCGCGCTCGTCCTCGACTATGAGGCAATCGACGCTCCTCCGCTGCACCCGAACTGCCGATGCTCGATGGAGCCGAAGCTTGCCGGCGAGTACGGCGCGATTCAGGACGAGATCAACGCCGAGGTGGACGAATACTTCGAGCAGCTCAAAAGGGAGCAGCAGGCATGAACAGCATGATCGTGAAGGCGCTCGCGGCAGAGGTCTCGGCGACGGCCAAGGGATTCACCGCGACGATCACCGCGGAGACCCTCGACCGCGACGGCGAGGTGCTCATCCCGCAGGGAATGAACTCCCGCGAGTTCGACCAGAATCCCGTGCTCTTCTGGAATCACGACTACGCGAAGCCTGTCGGCAAGTGCGTCGGCCTCAAGCGCGGCGAGCGCGCGATCGTCGGAGAGTTCACCTTCGCGAAGAAGCCGGACGGCTATGTCGGCGAGTTCTTCCCCGAGGTCGCCGCGGCGCTCGTCGGTCAGGGCATCGTGAACGCGGTCTCGGTCGGCTATGTGCCTGAGTCGGGCGGCGTGCGTCGCGCGACGGACATCGACCGCAAGAAGTACGGCGACGAGGTGCAGACGATCTTCTCGCGCTGGAAGCTGCTCGAGGTCTCGCTCGCTCCGCTCCAGGCAAACCCAGACGCGCTCATCACGGCCGTGAAGAAGGGTCTTGTCTCGCCCGTTGCCGCGAAGCAGTTCTTCGGCGTCGAGGCTCCCAAGCGCACGGTCGTGACCATCGAGCTCCCG